CTAAAAGACGGTGTTTATTTAGCTAGGCATATAGAGGATTACGGGTTCAGTCCCGAACCAATGCAAGAACTCTATCCTCCCGAATTATTCGGTGAGGAAGGTGAAGCTTTTCTCGAAGAGTACGGGCATCTATCAAGCACTGAATATGTAACTCAATACATTATTGACACAGATGAAAACATCATTACTATTACTGTGTAGTGTATTAATACTTTCCTAAATAACTAGGAGTCTATCATGTTCACGTATAAGTATAATCTAAGAGAGCTTGGATACCAGGAAGACCAGTACGACTCTATTGGGCGCAAAGCCCAAAGACTAGCACGAGGTGCCTCTGCGGTTGATACAGGACGCTTTAAGAACGGATGGACAACAAAGGTCCAAGGGGATATTCTCCTTGTACAAAATGCTGTCCGTTACGCGCCATTCGTTGAACTAGGCTCAATAGTTTATCGGTTTCATCGTTATAGAATTCGAAGGGCCCTAGCTAGTATAGGGCTCAAACGAGGAACTGAATCTTTTGGAACTGGGACTACAACAGGATTTAGTGATGAAGGTAACGCTCCCCCTGCACCGACAGGACAAGGACAAACCCCCTCTACACAAACTCCCAAAGCAGTACCTCAGATCCAACCAATCACAGAACAGGAAATTCGATCTCCTGCTCTTGTAGTTCGAAGGCTTAAAATCCCTAGAACACAACCCATAGCAGTGCCCCAGGTCCAACAAATACCAAAGGCACAGCTTTTCAACAGATCTCGTTTGTTGGAGCTACTAGTAGCAGCAGAGATCGCAAACCAAACACAAAATAATAACGAGGAATAATTATGGCTTTCACAGCTCATTCTTTAAATCACGATGCCATTAAAGGCACATCTGGCGTACAAGTAAACGGTTACGCTTTAGTCGCAGATCTAGGTCTTGCAGAAGGCGATACAGCTGCTCTTGTAGCAAACGCTTCTACAGCACTCACAGGTACCCTTAGTTCTACAACTACAGCCGTTACAGGTTCTGGTACAGCATTTGACACAGAATTAGTAGTAGGTTCACTCATTAGCATTAATGGTAGCGATGACATTCGTCAAGTAACTGCTATCGCCAGTGCTACTGCATTAACAGTTAATGCAGCTTTCGATACAGATCTTTCTGCAGACTCAGCAGTAGTTAGTGAAGCTCACGTATCAACAGTAGCTAAAGTAGCATCTTTCCAAGGTCTAATCTATTTTGAGAAATCATTAGCAAAAGACTTTTTACTTGCAGATACTCCTTTCGTAATTAAAATAGCTTAATTTAGGAGGGACCTATGAGAGTAGTTAAATCATTAGATTTAGAAAAACAAGAGTTCATAGCTCCCGTCCTAGTACCAGATGAGGTAGATTACCACGATCACATTTATAGTGAAGAGGAAGTCTACAAAGCTTGTCGAAATTACAGAAAAAATTGTAATAGAGCTAATCTCCAACACGAACAGGATCTTGATGACAGCAAAGCCCACTTTGTTGAGCACTACATAGCTCCTGTCGATATGGACTTCGATAACGGTATGACCGTTAAGAAAGGTACTTGGATGGCTACAATGAAATTCAAGGACGCAGGTCTATGGCAGGATGTCAAAGATCAAAAATTCAAAGGATTCTCCATTAGTGCGAACTGCTATTCGCGGAGAGTTCAGAAAGGCAAGATTGCAGGACGAGCAGCTGCCGAGGCAGGACATAAAGCAGAAAAACGCCTGTTTGATATGGACTTCTCATTAGAGGATCACCATGTCGCATTAGTAGACGAAGCCGCCAATGGCACAGAAGTGCTCGTCATGAAAGCAAAAAAACCACAAACAAAGGAAGTCGATATGACAGCCGAAGAAAAGAAAGCCCAAGAGGCACTTATGAAAGCCAAGCTCGTTAAAGAGCAAGAAGCAGTAGAACTACAGAAAGCAAAAGACCTTGAACTCGAAGATCTCAAGAAAGCTAAAGTAGCTGCTGAAGAACAAGCTGAAGAACTTAAAGTTCTTAAAGCAAAGAGCGAAGCTGATGCCCTTGAACTCGAAGAGCTCAAGAAAGCTAAAGACGAGCGCGAGACTCAAGAGTTCGTACAGAAAGCTAAAGATCTCAAAGCAGACGATGCTGATGCTTTTGGCATGGTACTCAAGAAGTGTAGCCAAGTTCTCGAAAAAGAAGAGTTTGAGTCTCTCGAAAAACAGTTAGGCAAACTCCAGAACATCTCTAAAGCAAAAGGCACTCTCGAAGATCTTGGCGAATCAAACGCTGAAAACCTAGTTAAGTCTAAAGACGAACGTATCGCTAAGAGACGTGAAGAGTTGATCGAAGCAGGCGAAATGCGTCACGAAGCTTCAAAGAAAGCTCGTCAAGAAGTTGAAGCTGAATTAGCTTCTGTTAAGTAATTTAAAGAAAGGATAAAATATTATGGCCGAAATCAATTGGACAAACAACCACATTCAACAAGAAATCCGCGACGTTTCTGTAGCAGCTTGGGAACTAAACGCAAACCTCTATGCAGGTGGTATCATTCCTCAAAAATCATGTATGCGCTCTACGGGTACATACTGGGAGTACGATAAAGCGTACTTCATGTCAACACAGGTTGCTACACGTCAGCCTGGTACTGTTGCACCTATCGCTAAGTACGCTGCAAGCACAGCTACTTTCCAGATTCCACAAAAGCATCTTTCAGTTGCTGTAACTAACGAAGAAATCGTTGAAGCTTCTGATTCACTTGAGCCTATGGCTGATGCTTCTAGCTTCCTCGGTAACAACTTCGTAGTTGATTACGAAACAGACTTTGCGAACACTTTCTTCGCTGATGATGTCTGGGAATTCCAAGCAGAAGGTCAAACAGCTGCATTGGCTACTCCTACAGATTACATCGCAGGTGATGCAACTAAAGCTATCGGTGCAAATGGCGCAGGTAAGTTCGAGCAGTTCGACACAGGTAACTCTACATCTGACCCAATCTTGGTATTCAAGAAAGCTATCCGCACTATGCAGAAGCAAACAGGTCTTCGTCCTAACAAGCTCCTCATTCCTCGCCTCGTCTTCGATGCTCTTGAAGAGAACGAGCAAGTTAAGCAGTGGGCTTCTCTCACTATCGGTGTAAATGGTGGTGACGATCAAACTAAAGCTATCCTTCAGAAGAACATGGGTTCTGGTGTTGGTGGAGCTCCGATCGAGATCTCTGTAGTTGAAATGTCTTACCAGAACATTACTTCTATCGCTTACGCTAACCGTGACGTACAGAACTATCAGTTCGGTCAAACTTCTACACCTACATTCGGTGATATGGAGTGGGTTCTTGAGACTTCTTGTCTCATGATGTACAACGGTACTGGTCTTAGCAGATTCTCACGTACAGCTGCGGCTTGTATGAAATGGGACGGTCTCACTAACACTATGGCCGGTTCTGATCCTGCGCTTGCGCGTGGTAAAGTTAACGGTGGTATTGATAGTACTAACCTCTTGATCCGTGCTCGTTACGTTAAAGATAACTTCACATCTTATGTTGATGGTTTCTTTGCTTACGACAATAACGTGATCTCTCCTCAGTTAGGTTTCTACCTCAAAGGCTGTATTACAGTAGCTTAGGCAATACGCCCCTCCTTCGGGAGGGGCTAATTCTAATTCAAGGAGATTTTATGTTTACTTATGATCCTACCAAACTTAAGACCAATAAGGTCTACCAAGTCAGACTTAATATTGGACAGACTTACAAATACGATTTAATCGTACTCCAAGATGAAGAGATAGAATTTTTCTTAGAAACTTCTTACGAAACTGTAACTGACGCTTCGATCAAATGCCTAGATGCAATGATCACCAGAGCAGGTCTCCTAGTTGATAAAGAGACAGGCCAATTACAGGAGAGTGCTTCACAGCTTATAGACTCTCTAAAAAGATCGCGAGATGACATGATGGTGTCAGCTTCTCGTAACCCCCCAATTTTCGCCCAGTTCACGGGATTCTTTGAAGAAGATAGAAAAGAAGTTCAAAATGATCCAGAAATTTATCATGACGGGCTTACTAATATTTCAGAATTACCAGAAACAAGATTACTTAATGG